CCAATGCAGCACTTCCGGCGCTGGTCGAAACCACGGTGCCCATCGTCCCCACCTATCTGGTGGCGGGCCGTCGCTACGCCATCGTGCTGGTCACCACCGGCGACCACTACGTCGCCCTGACCAATACCGACAACGGCGTGGTTCAGGGCACCTTCTTCACCTCGACCGACGGGGCCTTTTTCGCCGGCAACCTGGTCGACGACCTCAAGATGCGGCTCTACTTCGCCAGGTTCGAGCGCACCCGTCTGTCGGTCGAGCTGACCGCCCTCCAGCTGGCCGGCGGCATTCTCGACCTCGACATCCTGAACGAAGGAATCACGCCGCCTGCCTGCCGCACCGATGTCGAGGTGCAGGTGAACGGCGCGTGGATCCCGCTGGATGGCGTTCCGAACGGTCCGAACCTCTCGGGGCTCCCTGCCATCCTGCCCTTGCGCGTCACGCTCACCGGCACCACAGACCTGATGCCGGGTTTCGGGCTCACCAACTCGCAGGCTATCGTCAGCCGCCCCAAGACGGCCTTCACCTGGGTGGGGACGGCCCGGACGCTCGGTTCGCCCACCACCAGCATCAAGATCATCACCGATCTACAGTCGTTCGACGAGGCGAAGCACGACTGCACGGTCTCGCTGAGGACCGGCGCAACGCTGGCCACAACCGAGACCGCCGATGTGGTGCAGGACGAGACCCTCGCCAATGGAACGATCCGCAGGACGTCGATCTTCAACATCGCCTCGGCCAGCAAATACGAGGTGAGGATTGTCGGATCCACCACCAGTGCCGCCGAGCAGTTCCTCGTCGCCGAGATGATCGAGTTCGCGCAGTCGTGATGAGCCCTAATCAGGAGAGAACGTGATGACAAGGAAACCCACTCACTACAGGCTCACGGTCAACCGGCCGCTCGAGGTGATGAACGCCCGGTTCCGCCCGGGCGCGCGCTACACCGTCAAGGCCGCCGTTCACGACGCAATCCGGGAGCAGGCGGCGGACGCGATCGCCACCGCCGAGCCCATGCTGATGGAGTGACCATGCTCAGGTTCGAGGACCTCCGGGTCAGGGATCAGCAGCCGCTCGACCGGGACTTCTTCAACCGGCGCTTCCGGCTGATCGCCGAGACCTTCGGGCAGCTCAACGCAGAAGTCACATCGGTCACGACCGACACCGACCGCCTCGTGGCCCTCGGCCTGACCCGGGTGAACGAGGTTCTGGGGCCGCTTCTCGCCAAGCTGCAGGCCGCCTCCGAGAACGGCTTCCTGGTCGCAACCTCGAGCACATTGCTCACCATAACGAATGGCCTGCAATCGACGCTGATGATCGCCAATGAGGCGGAGCGCGATCTGTTCACGCCCACGCCCCATGTGCTGCTGACCCGCGCCGCGCATGGCACCGAGGACGACTACGCTATCCTCCGGGTCGAGGGTTACAACCGGTTCAACGGCGGGCTGGCCTTTGAGGTCATCCTCGTCAATGGCGGGATTGGCGATGCGGCGCACGACGACTGGGTGATCTCGGCTACGGCTGGCCTGAGCGTGGCGGTTCTTGAGGCTGCGACGGCGGTGCAGGCGACGCTTTCGCTGGCCCAGCAGGCTGCGACGGATGCCGCCGAGGCCGCCGCCGCTGCGGAAACCGTCCTTGCCTCCGGTCCTGTCACCTCCGTCAATGGGCGGCAGGGCGTGGTCGTGCTTGGCCTCTCCGACATTGCCGGGCTGGTCAGCACGCTGGCATCCAAGGCCGATGGAACGCACGGCCACACCATCGCACAGGTTTCCAATCTGCCGGCGACGCTTAACGCTATCACCGATGGCGGCACCTACTGAGGAGTGACACCATGACCCAATCGCTCATCACGCAGGTGTCGCAGAAGCTGGCCATCGGCGGGGTGAAGGACATCGAGGTCACGGAGATCGTGGATGATGGGTCGGGCGGTTGGATCCGCACAGTGCGCTTCTTCGGAACACCTGCGTCCGGAACCAACAAGCTCCTCGTCCTCGAGGTGCTTCTCCAGTCCGCCGAGAAGGCTGACCTCGCCATCACCACGCCCGAGATCGACTTCTGATCCGGACGCATCCCTCTTCCTGATCTCAATCTGAAACCGTCAACGCCCGCCGTGCGGCCCCCTCCGCGTTGCGGGTTTTCCGTTTAGGAGGACAGTAAATGTCTGACCCAACCTTTGGCATTTCGATCACGCGGATCGACAATGAGCCGCGTCCCGCCGTCTACAGTGACATGTCCGTCGTCGGCCTCATCGGTACGGCACCAGAGGCCGATCCGGATGTTTTTCCGTTGGACACGCCGGTGTTCCTCTATTCCGACGACAGGGCGAAGCGGACAGCACTGGGCGCGCAAGGCACCATCTCCGATGCACTGACCCTGATCAATGCCCAGCTTGGCGAGTTTCAGGTGGCAGCGAAGGTCGTGGTGGTCCGCGTCGAAGAGGGCAACACCGTGAATGAGACCATCGCCAACATCGTCGGTGACGGGATTTCCACGGGGCTCGAGGCCTTCGTGCAGGCGGGGCCGCTGCTTGGCATCATCCCGCGGCTCATCTGCGCGCCGGGGTTCACCAGCCAGCGAACCGGCACCGATGCCAATGCTGTCTGCGCGGCACTGCCGACGCTCTGCAACAAGCTCCTCGCCCATGCCGTGGTCGATGGGCCCGCCACCACCGAACAGGCTGCCATCGATTGGCGCGAGACGATTTCCTCGAGCAGATTGATCCCCGTCGATCCCGCCGTACGGGTGATCGCCAGCAGCGAGGTGGCGGTCGTGCCGCTCGCGCCAGCCGTGATCGGCATCGGCGTGAGGCGCGACCACGAGAAGCAGGGACGCCCCTTCCACAGCTGGGCCAACCAGCCCGTCGCCGGCATCGTCGGACCGTCGCGCCCGATCAACTTCTCGCTGACCGATGGCGCCACCGAGGGGCAGCGGCTGCTGTCGCACAATGTCGGCGTGCTGCTGCGCGGCGAACTCGGCGTCGAGACGGCCATCGCGAGCGGAGGCTTTGTTTATGTCGGCACCGACAATGCTGGCGAGGACGATCTCTGGCGCTTCTACAATGTCACGCGCGGGCGTGACTACATCCACCTGATGTTCCTGCGCACCCTGCGCTTCTATCTCGGCCGCTTCAACCTCACCGGCCAGACCATCCAGGCGGTCCTCAACACCATGGGCTTTGCCATGCGCGACCTCAAGGCCGATGGCGACATCCTCGGCTATGAGGTGAAGTTCACCCGCGACCAGAACTCGCCGGAGGAATTGCGGCAGGGCCGCTTCACCGTCAACTTCGCCGCCGAGGAGGCGCCGGTACTCCGGTATCTGGGCATCCAGTCGGCGCGCTACCGCCCCGCGCTCGACGCGCTGCTCGACGACCTGCTGGCCCAGGTCGACGCAGTCACCGGCTGATTTTCAACAGACAAGGAGTATCCTCCGTGAGCACGATTTTCATTATGGAATCGGCAAACCTGTTCTGCGGCGATCACGACCCGACCGCCTCGAAGCATCTCACCCTCGCCGAACTGAAGCTCCCCACCCTGCAGGAGATGTACCAGGACCACCATGCCGGTGGCTCCCGTGTCCAGATCGAGGTTGCGGTCGGCATCCAGAAGCTGGAGCCCACCTTCAAGCTCAATGGCTGGGACCCGGATCTGCTGACCCAGTTCGGCCTCGGCTCGTCGCGCCAGAAGGTGTTCACGGCCTATGGCGTGATCCGCGACAAGCGCACCGGCATGGCTCTGGAGGCCAAGGCCATCATCGAGGGCCGCCTAGGCAAGATCGAACCCGACGCCTTCCAGCGCGGCGAGCTGCAGGGGCACGAATACGCCATCAACGAGGTCATGCACTATGAGCTCTGGTTCAATGAAAAGGAGAAGCTCTTCTGGGACTTCTTCTCCTCCGAGTGGCGGCTCGACGGTGTCTCGCAGAACGATGACGAACGCCGCATCCTTCGTGTGCAGCGTTGACGATCAGCCGACAGGGAGGTGAACGCATGACCGATACTGCCCGCGTGAAGCTCGTCCGGCCCATCAGGGTCGGGGAGCGCATGATCACCGAGGTTGCCATCCGCCGCCCGAAGGTCAGGGACCTGCGCGCAATGGAAAAGCTGCGCGAGCCGGGATCGACCGAGCTCGACCAGGGCATCGCCATGGCAGCCGCGCTCTGCGATTTGCCTATGGAAGCCATGGACGAGATGGACGCCGCCGATTTCGCCTCGATTTCGGAGGTACTTGGCGGTTTTTTGCCCAAGGTACCAGCGTAAACAACTGGCGCGGCGTGGTGGCGGATGTTGCGCACGTGCTGTCTACGCCGGTGACCGCATTTGATGACATGGACTGGGCTGAGCTGCTGCTGTGGCATGCCGAGGCGCGGCGGATTTCCGGGGGCGGGAGGTGATCCTAAGGGCGTCGCCAGCCTGCTGCTGCAATCCGGCTGACCGGTGTCCTATCGCTTCGTGGCCAAAAGCTCCCGGTCATCCATGGCGACAAAGATCATGATCAGGCCGATCGAGCCGATGAAGCGGAAGGCCGATTCCTGGCCGTTCCAGATCTGCGACTGCCACATCTGGAACCACTCGCCGCCGACCACAAGGAAGCCCATGAACCAGAAGCCAACCCCTGCCGCGAGACCGGTTATGGCAAGGACCTTCGCGCTGTTGAAGGCATCCGCCGGAGCCCGGAGGACCGGCATCAGCCGCAAGGCGCCCGCAACGCAGATCAGGCCAATGGCAATCTCCGCCGCGATGATCAGCC